TGGAAACAAAAGGACACCCCCCTTGAAAACTTTAGTGGACCAAGGAAGTGGCAAGAAAAAATTTTGCGAGAAATGGCAATACACATAGAGCGCAACAACGCGCTTGATTTACCAGAAATGTTTAGACTTGCTGTAGCCTCTGGCCGTGGTATAGGTAAATCAGCTTTGGTAGCTTGGATTATTATGTGGATGCTTTCTACCAGACTAGGATCAACCATAATTGTTACAGCCAACACAGAACAACAGCTTAGATCAAGAACATGGGCGGAACTTGGTAAATGGCTCACGCTCGCGATCAACTCGCATTGGTTTACCAAAACAGCCACCACGATAAAACCAGCAGGCTGGTTTGAAGATGCACTTATCAAAGATTTAAAAATAGATACAGGTTACTATTACGCGCAAGCACAACTTTGGAGCGAGGAGAATCCAGACGCGTTTGCAGGCATCCACTCGTCATACGGCGTTTGTTTAATTATGGATGAAGCATCTGGTATCCCCGCTCCCATCTACAGCGTGTCAGAGGGTTTCTTCTCAGAACCCACGCGCAACCGCTACTGGTTTACATTCTCTAACCCTAGAAGAAACACAGGGCCTTTCTACGACAGTTTTAACAGTAAGCGCTCGTTTTGGAAAAACCAACAAATTGATTCGCGTAATGTTGAGGGTACAGACAAAGAGTTATTTCAAAAAATGATTGAGCAGTATGGCGAAGATTCAACTGTCGCGCGCGTGGAGGTGATGGGCGAGTTTCCAAAAGCTGATGACGATACAGTAATACCAATGGATCTTATCAAGTCCGCTATTGATAGGGATGTTGCTCTTGCGGCCAACGAACCAATAATATGGGGCTTGGATGTCGCGCGCTTTGGCGGTGACAACTCCGCGCTCTGTATCAGACAAGGCAACCATGTTATGGATATTACTTCGTTTAAGTCTATGGATTTGATGCAACTATGTGGGGTGATAAAAAATAAGTATGACGATTGCACCGCGATAGAGCGACCACAAGAAATATTAGTAGATGTTATTGGACTCGGCGCGGGCGTGGTGGACAGACTGGCAGAACAAAACTTACCCGTGCGCGGTATCAATGTTGCCGAAGCACCCTCTACGAAAAAAAATTTTTTAAACTTGCGTGCTGAGTTATGGTTTGCGATCAAAGATTATCTTACTCAACGAGATTGTAGATTACCCGTAGATGACGACTTAGTAGCTGAACTGGCCGCGCCAATGTATAAATATACCTCTACAGGCAAAATAAAGATAGAGTCCAAAGAAGAAATGCGTAAGCGAGGAATCAAATCCCCTGATAAAGCTGACGCTCTGGCTTTGACTATGGCAAGTTCAGCTGCAAGTTTTGGTGGTAGTACCAGCTTTTTAGGGTATAATTTTAAAAAACCACTTAAATCACGAATTATACGAGTAGGGTAATATGGCAGAAAAAATAAAAGAAAAAGACATGAAGGCTGCTGTTGAGGAAGAAAAAAATATGCTTGATCTTGTCGGTGTCATCAAATCAGAAATGGATGACGCTAGAGATTTTATTCATCAAGTAGGTGCAGATAGAGCCGAGTCAACAGAATATTATTTAGGTACAGAACCAAGCAGCACATCAAGTGTGCAGTCTGAGTTTGTATCAACAGATGTAAGAGAAAGCGTACTGTTTATGTTGCCCTCGATTATGAGAACATTCTTTGGTACTAAAAAGATTGTAGAGTTCGTACCAAAAGGTCCAGAAGATATACCACTAGCAGAACAGCAAACAGATTATATTAATTACATCATCCAACAAAAGAATCCTGGTTTCAAAGTTTTGTATGAAGTATTTAAAGATGCGCTAGTTAGAAAAACAGGCTTTGTCAAAGTGTTTTGGGATGACAGCGTTATGGCTAGCACCCACGAATACACAGACTTAGATCCGCAGTCTTACCAAGCCTTGATACTAGATAAAAATGTTGAGGTACTAAAAGAAAAAGCAACCAAAGAATCTATTACTACGATTGACCCTGTAACAGAAGAAGAGATTACCCAAGAGATTCCTACCAGTTATGATTTGACTATCAGAAGGCTTATGCCAAAAGACCAAGTATGCATTGAAGCAATACCACCAGAAGAAGTATTAATATCAAGACACGCACGCGATCTTGAAACTTCATCTTATGTTGCGCACCGCATGATTAAGTCTGTATCTGATTTAGTTGCCATGGGGTATGACCAAGAAGAAATGATGCAGTACGCTGGCTATGGCGGTAGCGCTATTGACCCACAAAGCTACGAAGAACAAGAAGCAAGAAACCCATACGACAATATGGTGTATCCAGATAGAGCCGACCCAGGCGGTAAAGATGTGTTATACATTGAGCATTATTTATTTTTTGATTTTGATAATGACGGCATAGACGAGCGTGTAAGAGTATGTACTGTTGGTGACGGACTTCATGTTTTGATGGTAGAACAATGGGATGATCTGCCAATATGTATGTTTTGTCCTGATCCAGAACCACATACAGCTATCGGCTCATGTCCAGCTGACTATCTCAAACCCATTCAAGCAGCTAAGTCACAAATTATGCGTGATACTTTAGATTCGCTTGGTCACTCAATCTTCCCAAGAATGGGTATTGTTGAAGGACAAGTCAATATTGATGATGTATTGAACACAGATATAGGACAACCAATCAGAATGAGAGCGCCAGGCATGGTGCAACCTTTTGCAGTACCTTTTGTAGGTAAAGAGGCCTTTCCTGTTCTTGGTTATTTAGATGAACAAAAAGAAAACAGAACTGGTGTATCAAAGGCAAGCGCTGGATTAAACGCAGATGCCCTGCAATCTACAACCAAAGCAGCTGTATCAGCAACTATGAGCGGTGCGCAAGGCAGAGTAGAACTTATTTGTAGGCATTTTGCAGAAGGTGGTTTAAAAACTATGTTTAAAACAGTCAATAATCTAGTAATCAAGCACCAAAACGCACAAGATGTCTTTAGATTAAACGGCAAATTTGTACCAGTTGATCCAAGATATTGGGACAATGACAAGGATATTGTAGTCAATGTAGCCATATCTAAGTCATCTGACGAAGAAAAGTTCCAAGTCCTTAGTTCTTTAGCTGGCAAACAAGAGCAAATAATGACTACGCTTGGACCAAACAATCCTTTGGTAAATTTACAACAATATGCCAATACTTTGACCAGAATGATCGAAATGGCAGGCTTCCAGGACGCACAATCCTTCATAAATACAGAAGTTCCGCCACTACCACCCACCCCGCCAGAGGCACAAAAGCCGTCTGCGGAAGAAATTTTAGCTACTGCTGAAGCACAAAAAGCGCAAAACTTGGCACAAAAAGCAATCATAGACGCTGAAACAGACAGAATGAAAATAATTATGGATGATGACAGACAAAGGGACATAGAAGAGGCCCAGATCCGATTGAAAGCAATAGAATTACAAGGTAAATACGGATCACAAATAAATATTGCTGAAATCAACGCTATTATGGAGCGAGATCGTGAAGTCATAAGACAGACTGCAAAGAATCAAGCCCAAGGACTGTTTACAAACAATGTGCCAACACAAAATATATAATTTAGAAGTTCTTGAAGGAGATTTAGTTTATATAGCAAAAGATATAATGGCCAAAAACCAAGATCACGCGTTACAAATTTTGACAATTTTATCTGGAGGTGAGATAAAAGAAGATTCAAAAGTGATTTTTATAGAAGAACAGAGGTTACATTAATGGCAATAACATATAGAGGCGAAAGATTTAGCGGTTACAACAAACCAAAAAGAACGCCTGGTAAATCAAAGAAGTTTGCTGTTCTAGCAAAACAAGGTGATAAAACAAAACTTATTCGCTTTGGCGATCCAAACATGAAAATCAAAAAAGGCAGTCCAGCTAGAAGAAAATCTTTTAGGGCTAGACATAAGTGCGACACAAGTCCACCAAGTAAACTAACAGCAAGATATTGGTCTTGTAAAAACTGGTAAATTAATATGGCAAAAAAGAAAAAAGGTCCAACTCCTACAAACCCAACTCTATATTCCAGAGTGAAAGCTGAAGCAAAAAGAAAATTTAAGGTATATCCAAGTGCTTATGCAAACGCTTGGTTGGTTCGTGAATACAAGAAAAGAGGCGGCGGGTATAGATAATGGCCAAAGGACTCAAAGAATGGTTTGAAGAAGAATGGGTAGATATTGGTGCGCCTAAAAAAGGTGGCGGCTACAAAAAGTGTGGCAGATCAAAACTTAAATCTGATCGCAAAAGAAAATACCCAAAATGTGTACCCAAAGCAAAAGCTGCCAGGATGACAAAAAAACAAATAGCTAGTGCAGTAAGAAGAAAGCGAGCTGTAAAACAAGGCGTTGGTGGTAAACCAACAAATGTAAAAACCATATTAAAAAAAACAAAAAGGAGATAAAATATGACTGTAATTAATATATTTACTTGGGTATGCACAATAATAGCAATAGCATCATTTATTGCTGCTGTTACACCAACACCGCAAGGTGATTGGTGGTTGTCAAAACTTTATAAGGTTATTGATTGGTGCGCATTAAACATTTTAAAAGCAAAGGATAAATAATATGAAACATTTAGTAATACTAATAGGTGCTGTATTTATAACATCATGTGCAACTGTAGGTGCAGTTATAGATGGCGGTAAAGATTTAACAACAAGCGTTATAGACTCAACTGTCAAAACAGCAGGAAACATAACAAGTTCTGCTTTAGAGGATGTAAGTGGCGTCATTGAAACTGTAGCTGAATCGACAGAAAACATTGTAGAAAATGTTGTTGAAGAAGTTGATGAACAAACTAATGAATTACAAGATTCTGATGATGAGGAGACTAAATAAAATGAATATTTTTAAGAAATTTTGGAACAATCTTACTGGTACAGAAGAAGTAAAGGTAAGAGCGCGAAATAAAAAAGGTCACTATGTTGCAGATGATAAGTCCACACCAAATGTAAACGAGGCTTACAAAACTGTTAGAGTTAAAAAAACAACTAAAAAGAAAAAGGAGAAGTAATGTATCACGCAGGAAAAAAGAAAAAAAAAGGTAAAAAGAAAAAAGGTAAATAATTATGCCATTTAAAAAATACTCACCCAAACAAAAAAAACTTGCTCGGGTAGCAAAGCCTCGTAATAAAATTACGGGTGCTGATTTTGCAAAACTAAGAGCCAAAAAGAAAAAGAAAAAGTAATGAAAGTAAAAGCACCAAAAGGCTACCACTTTATGAAAGTTGGTAAATCTTACAAGTTGATGAAAAACAAAGGTAAGTTTGTGCCACACAAAGGGGCTTCACAAACAGCAGACTTTGCAGTTATAAAGACTCATAAATGAGCGATGCTGTTGCACTAATTACCGAGGTTGGTTTTCCAATAGCGGCAGCGCTTGGTCTTGGAGTTTTTGTTTGGAAACTTATCAACAGGATCATAGATGGTATGGAAACTAAGTTAGATACCTTAGATGACAAGGTACAAACAAGTTTAGATACTATGGAAGAACGCGTGACAACTAAATTAGACAGTCAATATGGTATTATTGTAAGTCTCATTGATAGAGTTAGAGCCGTTGACAATCAAAGTATTAGACAAGATGTTTTGTTAAAAACCTTGTTAGGTGTTCCAAACTTGATTGATATAGAAAAATTAGCAAAGGCGGACAGGGATGACCAAAGGAAAGACTAAAAAACAAATACAAGCTGAAGAATTAGAAAAGCTAAGAATTTTATACGCAGTATGTGTTATAGGATTTTTATTATTTATTAGTATGATTGCAATAAATATAAAAGCAGATCAGATAGTTCATAAATTTAAGTCGCCAAGTTTTAATGGCATAGGCACATCAAGTCATTACCTAACTATAGAAAACCAAGAACATACTCGCAAACTTACAATAAAAGAAGAAATAAAAGCCTTACAAGATGAAATAGAAAGGGACAAAGAAAACTCTACACTTGCTAGATTTATGCGTAATCTTGAATCAAGAGTCTATGCAGAACTATCAAGACAGTTAGTAAATAATTTATTTGGTGAAACACCACAAAGCTCTGGCACTATAACTTTAGAGGGTAATACCATAGAATATACAAGTGATGGCACAACATTAACCCTTACAATAACTGAGTCAGATGGAACAGTCACAACTATCGTTATACCTATCGGTACTTTTACTTTCTAGTTGTTCTTTATTTTACCAACTAGACGATACCTATGAGCAAAGGTTTGAAGCAAAAGATGTAGCGTCAATACAGGACTTGCAATCACCTGAGTTAAAAAACGCAGCAATTCCCCTAGTAAGTCCTGTAGTGGCGGTTTATCCTACAGCCTTCACAGATCAGACAGGACAAAGAAAAAGCAATAGTGAGTTTGCTTTGTTTAGTACAGCTATAACACAACAACCAAACGCTTTGCTAATTAGAGCATTGAAACACGCTGGAGACGGCAAGTTTTTTAGAGTTGTTGAACGAGTTGGTTTAGATAATTTAACCAAAGAGCGTCAACTAATTAGATCAGCAAGAGAACAAACAGCAACAGAAGAAGAAAAGAAAAAAGCACTAAGACCTTTGTTGTTTGCTGGTATATTGATTGAAGGCGCTGTTATATCTTATGAAGCTAATTTAGAAAGCGGCGGTGTTGGTGCAAGATATTTAGGCATTGGCAATAGCGTACAATACAGAGAAGATAATATTACTGTTAGCTTGCGTATGGTTTCTGTTGCAACTGGTGAAGTTTTGCTAGAAGTATTGAGTCAAAAAACCATATTTAGTTATGGTAAATCAGAAGATGTATTTAGGTTTATAGAGGCAAACACCGAGTTAGTAGAAATAGAACTTGGTAACGCTAGCAACGAATCATCAACCATAGCTTTGATGAAAGCTATAGAGGGTGCTGTCTTAGAGATTATAGAACAAGGTTATGAAAAAGGTTTTTGGGTTTTACAAAGTAATAATGAAGGAGTAGAATTAAAACATGAAACAATTGATAAGCCTGATTGTGATGCTGACTGCATTGACAACATACGCGGCTGACAATGAAATTTATATAGATCAATCAGGTACAGGTGCAAACATAAATCTGGAACAACTTGGTATATCAAATATTATTGGCGGTCTTAACTCTACAGCAGGTAGTCTAAATCCTTTTGATTTAGATGGTAATACCATGACATTAGATATAAACATGATCGGTGGTAGTAACAAATTCTTAGGTGACATATTTGCTGATACTTTTACAGGTTTTTATGAGTTTGATGGTGGCACTAATACTTTTACTATTCAAGTAGATCCAACAGATACTTATAGTTCTGACGGATCAAACCAAAATGTTGATGTCACAGGAAGTGGCAACACATTCACTCTAAATCAAGGCACAACTGCTTTGGCTTCACAACTAGACTTAGATTGGATTATAAACGGATCTAATAATACTGTTACATCAAATATTAATATAGATGGCGCTACCAACTATATGGATATTGATGGATCTGACAATACAGTAACTTATACAGGAACAGGCGTAACTGCATCAGCTGGTGGATATTTTTACTTGGACCATACAGGCGGATCAAGAACATTTAATGTTTCACAACTAAGCACACAAGACAATGACTGGCTTAAAATCATATCCATTTCTGGTACTGCTGCTTCTACTGTTTGCGTCATTCAAAACGACCAGGGTACAAGCACAAGCTGTTGATATTGGAGATATATCTGAACTAAACGGCACGGCCGAAATAGTCAGAGATAAATCCTATGTTGCTGATGTTGATTTTGCTATACAAAGTAATGATGAAGCCATAACAAAAGATGGCCGTATGGCAATAACCTTTCTTGATAAATCTACTGTCAAACTTACTGAATGGTCTAAATTACTTATTGACGAATACATCTACGACCCAGATCCTAGTAAAGCAAAGATGGCACTCACCTTTGGTCTTGGCACAGCTAGGTTTATTACAGGCAATCTAAATCGTATAGATAAACAAAATATTTCTCTTAAAACACCTACAGCTAACATAGCTATTCGTGGTACAGACTTTACTGCAACTGTAGATGAACTTGGCAGAAGTTTAATTATTCTTTTACCAGATCCTTTTGGTTTATCTAGTGGTGAAATAGAAGTTGTTACAGCTATGGGAACTGTCATACTTAACAAACCCTACGAAGCAACTACTGTAAGCGTGTTTGAATCAGCACCTACTAAACCAGTTATTTTGGATCTGACACTAGATATTATTGATAATATGTTGATAGTGTCACCGCCAAAAGAAGAAGCGTTAGTCCAAGAAGAAACCACTACAACAAGAGCAGATAGTGTTTTAGATTTTAATGATCTTGATATTGATTATTTAGCAAAAGATTATTTAGAGAATGATAGTTTAGAATTTACTGAACTTGATATTAATTATCTTGATGTAAACTTTCTTGAAGATTTGCTTAATGTATTAGATGCCTTGGCAATAGATGAAGATGAAGATGTGTTAGCACAAGCAACAAGCACACAAATTGTTGGTACTTTGCTAGGTAAAGATCCAGACACACAAATAACCGCTTTGATTACAGGTAATGTTGTCAGTTTGCGTAGGCAGGTAAATGAAAGCGTAAGAGTTGATGTCAATGGCAGTAATGCTTATACAGTAATTTTGATACAAGATGGTGTATCTAATGTCATTAAAATAAATGGAGGTAGCGATAGTATAATTACTATCACTCAGAGTAATTAAATGAACAAACTATTATTACCTTTACTTATGTTACTTTCTTTGCCTTTGATCTTTGAATCAACGCCTACAGAAATACTAAAACTAAAAGTGTTTGATGCTTTTGTAAAAACACCAGAAGAATCGGGCAATTTTGTAATACTAAATATTACTGAGGATGATATAGAGCGTGAAGGTGGTTGGCCATTACCAAGACAAAGATTAGCTGAGATTCAGTTAGATTTAATTAATAATGGTGCAATAGGTGTTGGCTGGGTTGTTAGTTTTCCGCAAGCTGATCGTATGGGCGGTGATGAAATATTTGCAGAATCATTAAAGTTTGCTCCATCTGTTTTAGCTATGTTTGAAGATGGCAAAGGCAACTATCCAAGTTCACCAGGCACAGTTGTTATTGGTAATGATAATGGTGGTATAATTTCTTCGGGAGTGAAGGAAAACCTACCTCTACTATCAAACCACGCTTTACAAGGTTTAGCCGTTGCTCCCACAGATGTTGATAATCTAGTTCGCAAAATACCTTTATTAGTTAAAACACCAAACAACGAATGGATACCAAGTTTTGGAACGCAAATATATAAATCTCTACTAGGCGTAGAAACTTACATTATAAAAACTAATGATAATGGTATTGAAGAAATATCAATACGAGGAATACCACCAGTCAAAACAGATAGTTTTGGTCGTAAATGGATTAGCTGGGTTGATACTCCACAAACTACTCTTAAAGAAATGTATGTCGCAGGTAAGTTTGTTTTTGTTGGCGTAACTGCAAATGGTGTTATGCCACAAATTGCAACTCCAGTTGGTTTAGTAGAACCACACAAGGTTCAAGCTGCATTATCTGAATCAATACTTGTACAGAACTCTCCATACATACCTGATTGGTCAAAAGCGGCCGAAATTTTGATTTTGACGATTTTTGTCACTCTGACATGGCTCACAATCAATTATTTCAATGTAGTTAAGGGTGCAAGTATAGTTGTAATTTTCTTGCTCACTACGGGCTTCTCAGGCGTTTTTAGCATCCAAAAAGGTATTTTATTGGATTTTTCATGGACTTTTGTATCACAAATCTTCACATCTACTATTGCTTTCTATTTAAACTACCAAAAGCAATATAAATTGCGTCAGCAGATCAAAAAACAATTTGAACACTATCTTGATCCTAGACAAGTAAAACAATTACAAGACAATCCAGAACTTTTAAAACTTGGTGGTGAAAAAAGATACTGCACTTTTTTATTTACAGATGTCAGAGGTTTTACAAATTTATCTGAAAAATTACCACCAGAACAAGTGACAGATATTATGAACAAAGTTTTGACAGAGCAGGTAACTTGCATACAAGCGCATGGTGGCATGGTTGATAAATTTATAGGTGATGCTTGTATGGCAATATTTAATGCACCGCTTGACATTGATGAACATGAGAAAAGAGCAATAGCTTGCGCACAAGATATGAAAACAGCTATACATAAATTACAAAAAACTTTACCAGAACCAGTTGCAATTGGTATTGGTGTCAACTCTGGCGAAGCAGTCATAGGCAACATGGGATCAGATACTAGGTTTGATTATTCTGCTATTGGTGATGCAGTAAATACAGCCGCAAGACTTGAATCAGCAACTAAAGAAGTTGGCGAAGATATACTGATTGGTGAAAATACTGCAAAAAATTGTGATTTTGAGTTAAAATCACTTAAACCTATAAAAGTAAAAGGTAAAAAAGATAATTTAAAAATATATACAGTCTGATGACAATAAAAAAAATGACAGTCAAAGATGTTGCAGAAAGGCTTACAAAGTTAGAAACAATATCACACGAGCGTTGGAAAACTGCTTTCAATGAATTTTCAGACATTAAAGAAGAAATCACTAGAATTAATTTAACAATAAAAACTGCAACCTTTGGCGTGTTTGGTTTTCTTGGCGCTTTGTCTATAGCAGTTGTAACATCAATGTTGGTTTAATATGAAAAATATACTTAAAAATATAGTTGGTACAGTAGCACCTACTCTTGGAACAGCCTTGGGCGGACCTATGGGTGGCATGGCCGCAAACATGATTGCAGATGTTCTTGGTGTGCCAAACGATCAAAAATCTATACAACAAGCAATACAAAACGCAACACCAGAACAGATGCTTGAACTTAAAAAAGCCGAACAAGACTTTGAAGTTAAAATGAAGGAACTTGATGTTGATGTTTTTAAACTAGAAACACAAGATAAACAAAATGCAAGAAGTATGTTCAGTAAAGACTGGACTGCAAGAATTATAGGTTTGGTTACAATAGGCGGTTTTCTTGGATACATATTTTTAGTAACACTACAACCACCAGAACAGAACAGCGAGGCACTTATTAATTTAGTGCTTGGTTATTTGGGAGGCTTGGCTAGTGCAATCATATCTTTTTATTTTGGTGCATCACACTCGTCTGACGATAAATGACAAACCCAGACGCTTTTGTATATAAAGTAACTTTACAGAAAGTTATTGATGGCGATACTGTTCGTTTAAAAAGCATTGATCTTGGTTTTTCCGTGCAACTACACAATAAATCTGTTCGTATAGCAGGCATAGATACGCCAGAATCAAGAATAAACACAAAAAGACAACCACATAGAACAAAAGAAAAAGAACTTGGATTGCTTGCTAAATCAAAATTAAAAGAATGGTTAGTTGGCGATATAACATTGAAATCGTATGGTACTGATAAATATGGTAGAGTATTAGGCGATATATTTTGCGAACAAGGAAATGTTGCTGAATTACTTAAAAAAGAAAATCTTGCCGTTGACTATGATGGCGGAACAAAAACAAAAGTCTGGGGGGAGTAATATGGAAATTTCACAAGAAGGTTTAGCCTTGATAAAAAAATTTGAGGGCTGTGAGTTAGAGGCTTATAAATGTGCAGCAGGTGTATGGACTATAGGATATGGTTCTACTAAAGGTGTAAAAGAAAACGACACTATAACGCAAGAAGAAGCTGACGATCTTTTGTTGCATGAAATGAAAGAATATGAAGGTTATATAAATGATCTTGTAGAAGTTGATTTAAAACAAAATCAATTTGATGCATTAGTATCATGGGTATTTAACCTTGGACCAGCAAATTTAAAAGCCTCAACTTTATTGAAAGTTTTAAATGCAAAAGATTATGAAGGCGTACCAGCACAAATTAAAAGATGGAATAAAGCTGGTGGCAAGGTGCTACAAGGTTTA